AAACAAAGCAGTGGAAAGGACAACGGATGACCCATTAACTGACCCTCAACTATGCGAACGGAAGAACCGTCAGGATAGTGAGCATTACCACTTAGTAGAGAGGAATAACCAAGATAAAAATAAGGAGAATCTCGCAAACCTGAAAAGGCTTTAAGTGATGCATCCTTCCTTAATAAATCTGTGGCAGCCTCGTAATCTACGGAACACCATAAAGGTAGATCCCTAGCCTCACCATGTATCTTTTGAATAGAACTAGTGAGATCATCGTGTAACATCGTGGACGCGAAACACTGTTTCCAACAATTAAGCATAAAACCTTGTAAAGGTTGTAATGCTGTATAGAGGAATCCATCTCCTTTTGAGATGATCCGGAATTTTCCGGGTTCAGGAATCGCGACAACATCGACCGAATTCAGAATGGTGCACTGATTTTGTCCCTCATCCTCGTCTAAAAGACGAGATTTCACAGAATCAACTGCTTTCAAATAGTTCTCCTTTCGCCAATTATCAATCTCAGCATTTAACATACCAAGACTTCCAAGTGGGGTCTTTACTGACGGGAACCGAAATTTGCCAAATAAGCCGAGCGCCCCTCCATGACGGAGAGAAACTTGTCGGCAGGCAGATCCGGAAGGCATAAATTTTTGGTAACGTGTCCAATCTTCACAAACTGGACGACGATGACCAAATTTATATGTCGAGGAAGAAAACAACATTGCACTGGTCTCCATGATCTTAAAAGAAAGATCAAGAGGACAATGAGGCTTCATCTCAGAGAGACGAACCTTATGTGAATCCAATGCTTTTACTTTCTTCAGATCTGATAAAGCAGGCCAAGCCTGTTTACATCCTTTCTGAAGAGAATAAATGAAAGATAGATCTTTTTGGAGGATCGATCGTTTCAAATGTGTTTTCAACCAACCCGAAAACAAAGGACATGTGTTCCATTCTTCTCGAACCGGAGGGTTAGAAGAGGATGAAACACACTGAAAGAGAGCCAGATCAAGCCAATATTTACAATAGGCTTGTTCTCTCGAATCGGCGGTTACAAACTGATTAAGTCGAATCGCAAGTTTGCGAAACGATTTTTTCATTCGATCGAGTTCTTTTGAGTTGAACCACTCTCTTCGCAAAGAGTGGCGACACACAAAGGGCAAGATCAGGGACCGTACGATTTGTCTTGTCGAAGCTTGCGCTACGACGTCCTTGAAAGAATATTCAAGGATGGACGACACGAGTTTCACAGGATTTCTCTTCCTGATTTCACCGACTCCATAAATGGGATTTACCATCAACGGAGTCTGTGAATTGTCTATACCCGTATCAGCAACATCTGTATTGCCAACAGGCTTGCAGGTTTCAGCGTTAGAAATAACGTTTGATCTGATGACTTTCCCTAGTCGAGGGAGAGCCGACATCTTTGGTTTGAATGAAT